GGGGACCGCCACCGGAGCCGGTCGCGGCCAAGATGGCCAGAGGCATCACGGCACCGTCGCGGGTGAACTACGACGCGCCCGTGCCACGCCAGCGACCACCACGCGCACCGCGCGACATGACACCCGAGGCGCAGGCCGTCTGGCGCCACGTGATGGGCGAGATGCAGCCTGGCGTCATCCTGGCCGCCGACCTGTACGCGCTGCGGGCCTACTGCGAGGCCGTGGTGCGGTACCGCGTGGCCCAGCGCATCTACGAGCAGAGCCAGCCCATCCTGCGCACGCGGGGAGGCATCGTGAAGAACCCGATGGCCCAGGTGGTGCGGGACGCCGACGACGCGCACCGCGCCTGGGCACGGGAACTCGGCCTGACCCCGGCCGCACGCGCCGGCATGCGCGTCGATGCTGGCCTGGCACCTGCCGGCATCGCTGCTGAGATAGGGCTGCCGCCACGACTGCGCGCACTGCCCTCCTAGCCGAGCCGGCGCCCACCTGGCGCGTCCCAGACAGCCTGAGCGGGGGACCCTACTTCGCCGCGTTCTGCGCGCGCTACCTGCGCCACACGAAGGGGCGCTGGGCTGGCCTGCCGGTGCAGTGGGAGGACTGGCAGAAGGACTTCTGGTGGGAGGCGCTGGAACTCGACCCGGTGACCGGGAAGCGGGTCTACACCGAGGTCGGCCTGGGGCTGCCGCGCAAGAACGGGAAGTCGTTGAAGGCGTCGAGCGCCGGCCTCTACTTCCTGGCCGCCGATGGCGAGGCCGAGCCGGAGGTGTACGTCGGCGCCGGCGCGCAGCAGCAGGCCGGCATCGTCTTGAAGCAGAGCCTCAGCATGGCGCGCCAGTCGCCGGCGCTGCGGCCATACGTGAAGGTGCTCAAGTACCTCATCGAGTGCCCCACGAACGGCGGCATCATGCGCGCGCTGAGCAGCGACGGCGGCCTGCAGCACGGCCTGAACCCGTCGTGCTCGCTGATTGACGAGGTGCACGCGCACAAGGACACCGCGCTCTACACCGCGCTGACCACCGGCACCGGCGCGCGGGAGCAGCCGTTCACGCTGTGGATAACGACCAGTGGACCGAGTGAGGACAACCTGCTGGCCGACCTCTACGGCCAGATGGCAAGCGGCTCGGGGCAGGTGGAGCAGCGCACGCCGTACCTGCGCATCTACCGGGACCGCGCGGCCGGCGTGCTCATCTACTGGTACGGCGCGCCGCTGGAAGCCGACATCGAGGACCCGGCCGTCTGGTCCGGCGTGAACCCGGCCTCGTGGCTCACCGAGCATGACCTTCGGCGCGAGTACCTGGGCCTGAAAGCGAAGGGCCACCTGCTGGAATGGCGCATGTACCACCTGAACCAGCTCATCGGTGAGGAGGACACCTGGCTTCCCGATGGCGCCTGGTCGGCACGCCAGGTCGGGACGCCGGCCGCCGACCCGTGGCACGGCCTGGACGAGACGCTGCCCCTGGGCGTGGCAGTGGACAAGGCGCCGGCCAGCGAAGGTGGCGCGGTGGTCGCCGCGCAGCGTCAGGGCGAGACGGTGGTGGTGCGCGCGGCGCACTTCGGCGCGCAGCCTGGCACCGGCCGGGTCAACGTCGAGGAGATGCGCGAGACGGTGCGCGCGCTGCGCCTCCGCTTCCCCCGGCCGATGGTGCGTGACCCGAAGACGAAGCGGCCGCTGCCAGGCCCCGCCGTCGCGTACGACCCCTGGGCGTTCACCGAGAGCGCCGACACGCTGGACACGGAAGGCGTCAACATGGTCACGTTCGGCCAGACGGCGAGTACGATGGGTCCCGCGAGCACGGCCTGCTACGAACTCATCACCACGGGTCGCCTGGCACATGACGGGGACCCGGTGCTGGCAGAGCATGTAGCGGCGACGGTGGCGCTGCTGACCGAGCGAGGCATGAAGGTGACGAAGGGGCGCAAGCGGGTGAACCACTCGGCCGTCGCGATGGTCATGGCCGTTGCGATGGCGATGCAAGATGCGCCTATACCGTTCGTGCGCAAGGCGCGACCGCCGAGAGGGTTCTGACCATGCTCAACGATGTGACCAGCGGCCGGACCTACGAGACGCTGCAGGTGGGCCCGCTCGACGCGAACCTCCCGGCCATCACCACCGACGCGCGCCTGTCGCCGCGCTACGACGTGGCCTTCGTGAAGGCGGCACCTGGCGGGTCGCCGGCCGGCCTGATGCGCCGGCTGCTCGCCACGCTGGACGCACGCACGCCAGACATGGAGCGGTGGAACGACTACTACGAGGGGCGGCAGCCCCTGGCCTTCGCCAGCGAGAAGTTCCGTGAGGCGTTCGGCGGCCGGTTCCGCGCCTTCTCATCGAACTTCTGCGCGCTGGTGGTGGACGGGACCCGCGAGCGCATGGAGGTGACCGGGTTCTCGATGGCGAACGCGCGCAGCGCGAAGCGCGCCTGGCGCATCTGGCAGGACAACGACATGGACGCGCTGAGCCAGATGGCGCACACGGAGGCGCTGGTCAAGGGCATCGCCTTCGCCCTGGTCGAGCCTGACCCCATCAGCGGCACGCCGGTCATCACCGTCGAGGACCCGCTGGACGCCATCACCATCAGCGACCACCGGCGCAAGCGCATCGCCGGCCTCAAGCGGTACGTCGATGAGGACGGCTACCTGAACATCGTGCTGTATCAGCCGGACGTCATCTGGCGGCTGCGCAGCGAGTCCAAGTGGAGCAACGGTGGCGAGGCGAGCCTCACGCTCGTACCGGCGCCGTTGCCAGGCGAGGACTGGCCGCTGCGGAACCCGCTCGGCGTGGTGCCGCTGGTGCCGCTGCCGAACAGGCCGCGCCTCCGGGTCTACGGGAAGTCCGAGATAGACCCGGTGATGAGCAATCAGGACGCCGTGAACAAGTACCGAGCCGACGCGCTCGTGGCGGCAGAGTTCGCGGCCTTCCGCCAGCGGTGGGCCACCGGCATCGAGATACCCGTTGACCCGAAGACCGGGCAGCCGGTGGAGCCGTTCAAGGCGGCCGTGGACCGGCTCTGGGTCGTGCCGCCACCGGACCCTGACGACCCGAACCCTGGCAAGGCCGAGTTCGGAGAGTTCAGCGCGACCGACCTAGCGCCGTATCAGGCCATGATTGAGTCCGAGGTCGGCGCGATGTCGAGCATCAGCCGCATGCCGTACCACTACCTGCTGGGCCAGCCGACCGCCGTGCCGCCGAGCGGCGAGTCCTTGAAGTCGTCCGAGGCCGGCCTGGTGAGCAAGGTGCGCACCATCGAACTCCACATCGGGGAAGGCTGGGAGGAGGTCGCGCTGCTCTGCCTGGCCGCCACCGGTGACAGCGGGTCACGGGACACCACCATCGAGGCGCAGTGGCGTGACCCGGAGACGCGCAACGAGGGCGTGCGCACCGATGCGGTGACGAAGGCGAAGCAGGCCCGTGTCATCACCACGCGCGAGTCGAGGGTGGCGCTGGGCTACGCGCCGGAGCCTGCAGCCGACGACCCGGAGGCCGCGACCCTGGTCGCGCCTGAGCCGGTCGCGCCGGCCGGGGCGCCGGCACCTGACATGGGCACCATGCCGGTCATGCCACCGGCCGTTGACACCGTAGGAGGAGAACCGTCACGATGACCGAGACGACGGGCGAGGCCCAGGCCCAGGGGGCAGAGGCCACGCCGGCGCAAGGCGCCACCACTCCGGCCCAGGGGGCCACGGCTGCACCGGCACAGGGAGCCGCAGCCGGCCAGGGTGAGATGTCGGTCGAGGCCCTGACAGCGAAGGTCGCGGCGCTCGAGAAGGACAACCGCGCGTATCGCCAGCGCGAGACGGCGCGGGAGGCCGCAGCGAAGGCGCAGGCCACGGCCGAGATGACCGAGGTCGAGCGTCTGACCGCAGAGAACAACGACCTGCGGGCAACGGTGCAGTCCATGACGGCGAAGTCGCAGGAGCAGTCACTGCGAACAGCTGCTGTGGAGGCGGCGACCAAACTCGGGTTCAAGAACCCGGACATCGCGTTCGCCTATCTGGTCCGCAACCGGGAGACGGTCACGTTCGATGAGAACGGGCAGCCGACCAACGTGGAGAAGATGCTGCGCGCACTCGCTGAGAGCGACGGGTACCTCGTCGTCAACACGGACTTCGGTGGCGGCCAGCGCGGCGCACCGGCGTCCACAGGGCCGGACATGAACGCGCTCATCCGAGGTGCCGCAGGGCACCGCTAGGAGAACGACATGACCGACTACGACAGGCTGACCGACCGCACCGACGTCGCGGGGCTCATCCCCACGGAGTACGCGGCCGGCATCATCCAGTCCATGCCGGCGTCGAGCGTGGCGCTTGCCACGTTCCGCCGAGCGACCATGCCACGCGGCGTCACGTCGATGCCCGTGCTCTCCGTCCTGCCCACGGCCTATTGGGTCGGGGAGACGGACACCGGCCTCAAGAAGACCAGCGAGCAGAACTGGGACAACGTCATCCTGACGGCCAGGGAACTCGCGGTCATCGTGCCCATCCCGCAGGCCGTCCTCGATGACGCCACCGTGGACCTGTGGGCAGAGGTCCGACCGCGCCTGGCGGAAGCCTTCGGCAAGAAGGTGGACCAGGCAGCCCTGTTCGGCGTGGATGCGCCGGCCGCGTGGCCGGACTCCATCGTGGAGCAGGCCGTGGCTGCGGGGAACGTCTACACCGTTGGCGACAGCGGTGGCGACATCTCCGTGGACATCTCGGAGACGTGGGCGCTGGTCGAGGACGACGGCTTCGACGTCAACGTGCAGTGGGCACGGCGCCGGATGCGGTCGCGCCTCCGGGGCCTGCGCGACGACAACGGCCAGCCCATCTTCCAGAACGCGCTCACCCAGGGCGGCATCCCCTCCGTCTACGGAGAGGACCTGCTCTACGTGAGCAACGGCGCCTGGGACGACGACTACGCGATGGTCGTCGGCGACCGGAACGCGGCCATCATCGGTGTCCGCCAGGACATCTCGTACCGGGTGTTCACCGAGGGCGTCATCAGCGACGACTCGGGGAACGTCATCCTCAACCTGATGCAGCAGGACGCGGCCGCGCTGCGGGCCGTCATGCGCATCGGGTACGCGGTGGCGAACCCGGTCAACGCCCTGGTGGCGGATGACAGCACGCGGTTCCCGTTCGCGGTGCTGGCCGAGGCCGGTTCCTGACCCACCGGTGGCGCCTGGTACTCGGCCAGGCGCCACCACCACTCGGAGGGAGACATGCTGACCGTCGCGCAAGCGCGGGCACTCATCACCACCTCGCTGAGCGATGCGGCCTTGGAGGAGGTCATCGAGCGCGAGGAAGCCTGGCTCGCACGGCGCATCGGGCCGCTGGACGGCGAGCGTGCCGAAACGTTCATCCCCGACTCCGGCGAGGAGGCGCTGCTGCTGCAGCGGCCGGCATCGGTTATCGCCGTGGACGACGAGGGTGGCAGCCGGGACGATGACGTGGACCTTCGTGCCTGGTCCGATGTCGTGCTCACCACCGGCGTCTGGTCGGGCACCGTGACCGTGACGTACACGCCCGACGACGAGCCGGAGGTGGCGCGCGCGCTCATATCGCTGGTGCGCCTGGCCGTCTCCGAGTCCGCCTTCGCGAGCGAGAGCGCGCAGGGCTACAGCAGCGCGACCGACGTGCAGGCGCAGCGCACGACCCGCTGGGCTGCCTGGCACGGCCTGCTCCGACCACGACGACCTGGCACCACGCGCATCAGTGGCAGCCTCGCGGCCGCCGACCACGTGTCGGCCGTGTCCGTCGTCGCACTCGGGTCGTGACCGCCGAGGCACTCACCGGGCACGTCCTCATCACCGGTGGCGCTGGAAGTCTGGGCACCGCCATCATCGAGCGGGCACAGCGCGAGCGGTGGGACGCGCACATCACCGTCTACTCGCGCGATGAGGTCAAGCAGAGCGCACTGCGCGAGCGGTTCCCAGGCCTGACCTACCGGCTCGGTGACATCAGGGACGGCGCCACGCTGGCGCGTGCCATGCGCGGGGTCGATGTCGTGGTGCACGCGGCCGCGTACAAGAGGGTGCCCGAGGCCGAGCGCGAGAGCATCCCCTGCGCCCAGGCCAACGTGGAGGGGAGCATCGCGGTCATCGACGCGGCCGTGGCCGCTGGCGTCCGCCAGGTGGTCGGCATCAGCACGGACAAGGCGTGTCACCCCATCAACGCCTACGGCCAGAGCAAGGCGCTCATGGAGCGGCTGTTCCAGTCGCAGGCGCTCATGGGCAGCAGCACCTCGTTCCACCTCGTGCGGTACGGGAACGTGCTCGCGTCACGCGGGAGCGTGGTGCCGACCCTGCAGGCGCAGGCACGCGCCGGCGAGAACATCACGCTCACGGACCCCGAGATGACCCGCTTCTGGCTGACGCTGGACGACGCCGTTGACCTCGTGCTGCGCAGCCTGGCGCTGCCCCCTGGGCACATCTACGTGCCGGCCTGCCGGAGCACGACGATGGCCGAACTGGCAGAGGCCGTGGCACCTGGCGTGCGGGTCACGCGCATCGGCGGCCGTGGTGGTGAGAAGCGCCACGAGAGCCTGGTCAACGAGCACGAGGCGCCGTACGCCCGTCACGCCTTCGGCGGCTGGGCGCTCACGAGCCTGGCGCTGACACCTGGCAACGAACTGGACCCGTTCACGTACACGAGCGAGTACGCGCGCCGCATCCCCGTCCCCGAACTGGCGAAGGCAGTCGAGGACATCATGGCCGGCCGAGAGTGTCGCCTGCTGTAGAGACGGTGAGGGGCGTGCCCCTGACCATGTTCGACCACGAGGCCGTGTGCGACGCCATTCGCGCGGCCGGCGACTTCTACGAGGCGCGGGTGCTCGATGATGTGCGAGCGCGCCGGCCACGCGAAGTCGGCATCGTGGACGCCGGCGCGCACATCGGGAACCACTCCGTCTACTGGTGCGCGTTCGTGCAGCCCGCCTGGCTCCTGGCCTGCGAGCCGCAACCCGAGGTCCATGCGCTCCTGGCCGCGAACCTGGCGCCGTACCCGCAGGCACGCGCCGAGTGCGTGGCGCTCTCGGACACCGCGCGCACGGTGCGCCTGCGGCCTGACCCGGTGAACCGCGGCCGTGCCACCATCGCGGACGACGGGACCCTGGCCGCGCCTGCGGTGCCGTTAGATGACGTGCCCCTGCCCGGTGGCGTGTCGCTGGTCAAGGTCGATGTCGAGGGCCATCAGGCACACGTGCTCCTGGGCGCATTCCACCTGCTGCACCGGTGGCATCCGGCGCTGCTGGTGGAGGACGGGGAGGGCATCGTGGAGAGGACCCTGGCGCTCATGCGCCTGGGTCGATACCGGCGCGTCATGGAGTGGCCTGGCGCGAACAGTCTGTGGGAGTGGCAGTGATACCCGAGCGGCTGCATCACATCTGGGTCGGACCCCGGCCGGTGCCGGACGAGTGGGCACGCGCCTGGGCGGCGATGCACCCGACCTGGGAGCATCGGGTCTGGCGTGAGGCCGACCTGGCCGGCATCAAGATGGTCAACCGTGCTCTGTACGAGCAGCTGCTGGCGGCCGGCATCTGGCACGGCGCGGCTGACGTGGCGCGGCTAGAGGTGCTGTACGCGGTCGGCGGCGTCTACGTGGACATCGACAGCCGGCCGCTGCGCGCGCTCACCGGCGCGCCGTTCATGGCGGCCGACGCCTTCGCCGGCTACGAGCCGGTCCCGAGCATGCCTGGCCGGGTCGCGAACGGCACCATCGGCGCGCGGCCGAAGTCGGAGGTCATCCGCACCGCCATCGACCTCGTTGGCAAGATGCGCGTGACCGACCCGCCGTGGAACACCATCGGCGCCCCGGCGCTCACGGCCGCGTTCCTGTGTCACCGCGAGTGCTGCGATGCGCAGGTGCTCCCGGCGCACACGTTCTACCGCCAGGACGCCGGGGGCCGGCCGGTGGCGGGGAAGGGTCCCTCGTACAGCGAGCACTTCTGGTCGAGCACGAAGCGGACCTACCCGGCGCGCGTCGTGGTGCTGGTGCCGCGCCGTGCCGGCATCCCCGAGCGCGACCGCATCTGGGCGTGGTGCAAGGCCATCTGGCAGCAGCAGGGCTGGCCCATCTACGAGGGTCACCACGACGGTCCCGGCCTGTTCAACGCCTCGATGGCGCGCAACCGTGCAGCCGACGCAGCCGACGCGGATGGCCGCTGGGAGGTCGCCATCTTCGCGGACGCCGATACGGTGCCCTGGGACTGGCGCGCGGTGCGCCAGGGCGTGGAACTGGCGATGCGCACCGACCGCTTCATCCGGCCGTTCCGGACGTACTACTTCCTCGATGAGGAGGCCACCGAGCGGTTCATGGCGACCGGCGAGCGGCCGCGCCGTGGCATCCGGCCGATGAGCGAGCGGGTCTACGGCGGCATCCACATCGTGTCGCGGGTCCTGTGGGACGAGAGCGGCGGCTACGACGAGCGGTTCGTGGGCTGGGGCGGCGAGGACACGTCGTTCCAGTTCGCGTGCGAGGCGCTGCGCGGCTACCGGCGCCTCCCCGGCGAGGTCTACCACCTGTCCCACCCGATGCAGCGGCGCGACCCGTCCAAGCCCGAGTTCATCGCGAACCGGGCCTTGGAGAAGCGGTACGTCGAAGCCTCCCGCGACAAGAACCGGCTGCTGGCGCTGCTGGCCGAGGACCGACGCGCATGAGGTACGCGCTGGTGGTCCTGAGCAACGGCCGGCCGCTGGTGGAGCAGGCGATGGCCGCGTTCCAGCAGCACGTCACGCCGGCGCCGGCGCTCACCTTCGTCTGCGACGACACCGGTGACCCGGCCTATGTCGAGTGGATGCGCGAACGCTGGCCTGAGGCGCGCTACGACGGGCACCGGCACCTGGGGCACGGGCCAGCGATGGCGCGCGCCTGGCGCGAGGCCGGCGTGCTCGACGTGGACTGGCTCCTGTGGCTGGAGGAGGACATGCTGTTCACCGCCGACATCGACCTGTCGGTGGTGGCTGACGTGGTGCACCGCACCGGCATCCTGCAGATGGTGTTCAAGCGACCCGCCCACTTCCCCTTGGAGGTGGAGCACGGCGGCATGCTGGAACGCTTCGGCCGCTCGGCGTTCACCGCCCAGGAGACGTGCGGGCAGCCGTGGATGGAGCACCGGCTGTTCTACTCGCTGAACCCGCATCTGGTCAGGCGCGAGGTGCTGCGCCGCTACCGCTGGCCGGCCGTGCCGAACAGCGAGCACCACTTCGGCCGGCAGGTGTTCCGCCATCCCGGCGCCCGCGTGGGCATGTGGGGCAGGTGGGAGGACCCACCGGTCGTCCTGCACGCCGGAACGGAGCGCACCGGCACCGGCTACTGATGGACTTCCTCGCCAGCGAGCCTCAGTACGTGCACCACCTGGGGCCGCTGTGGCAGGCGCTCGGACGTGAAGGTGGCTGCTGGTACCACGGGGAGGCCGCGCGCGGCGCCTGGGCCGCCGTTGGCGCTCAGGCGGAACCCTGGCGTGGCACGTCAGCCCCGCTGGTGGTGGCGTCAGGCCAGGACTTCGCGAAGGCGCGCCGTGCGCACGTCGAGCGCATCGCCTTCATCGAGCACGGTTGCGGGCAGAGTTATGGTGGTGACCCTCGCACCGCGAGGCATAGCGCATACGCCGGAGGCGACGGCCGTGACGCCGCCTCACTCGTGCTGGCGCCGAACGAGACCTCGGCTGCCAGGTGGCGTGACCGGTATCCCCAGATGCCGGTGCATGTCATCGGGGCGACCCGGCTGCTGCCTCCCCCGGCGCAGCCGGGGACCCCGGTGCTCGCCGTGGCGTTCCACTGGTCGAGCGGGAGCCGGGAGCACATGAGCGCGCTCGCGCACTACCGGCCGCACCTGGCGCCCCTGGGCAACCTCCTGCCGACCATCGGCCACGCGCACCCGCGCTTCGCCAGGGTCGCTGAGCGGGTGTTCGCGCAGGCCGGCATCGAGTACGTGGCCGACATCGAGGAGGTCGCGCGGCGCGCCACGGTGTTCGCCGTGGACAACTCATCGACCCTCTGGGAGATGGCGGTCCACCGGCCGGTCATCGCCATGAACGCGCCCTGGTACCGCAGGAACGTCCACCACGGCCTGCGCTTCTGGTCCCACGTCCCAGGCTGGCAGGTGGACGACGGTGAGCAGCTGCTGCGCGTGGCACGGCACCTGCTCTACGTGGGCGAGACGGGTGCGGAGTGGCGCCGGCGCATGCTCATCACGTCGGAGGTCATCCCGCGCTTCGATGGCGCCCAGGTGGGGGCTACACTGCTGGCGACCTGGGCAGGGGAGTGAGCCGTGTTCTGGACGCGAGTGGACATCGAGCAGGGGACCGAGGTGCAGTCGAGCACCGGCGCCGTCACCCGTACCTGGGCCACGCTGCACGATGACGTGGAGGCGCGGCTGCTGCCTCTCGTGGTGGACGAGAAGGTGCAGGGCTGGGCGACCCCCGAGGAACAGGCATACGAGGTGCACCTGCGCGGCGCCTGGCCAGACGTGGAGCCGCTGATGCGCGTGGTGGCCGATGGCGTGGCCTACGACATCAGGCGCGTGCTGCAGCCGCCGCCCTTCGGTGAGCCGACCACCGTGCTCGCCACCGTGCGCGAGGTGCCGTGATGGGCTGGAAGGTGGAGGGCCTGCCGGACCTGACCAAGAACATCGAGCGGTTCACCGGCTCGCTGGACGCGATGGAGGACCCGGCTGAGATGGCCGCAGGCGAGGTCATCCGTGAGGCGTGGGAAGGGCTGGTGCCGGTGAAGGACCGGAACTACCAGCGCAGCCTGACGGTCGCGCAGACCGGTGCCGGCGTGGCCGTTGGCACGGCCTGGCTCCCCGACCTTCCGCGCAACGAGCAGCCGGTGATGTACGCGAGGCCGTTGGAGTTCGGGAACAGTCACCAGGGGGCGCAGCCCAGCGCGCGGCCGGCGCTGGCGTCGAGCGCCGGCGCTGCCACCGACGCGGCCGGCGTGGAACTCAAGAGCGCGGTCAAGGGCGCGGCGCGCCGGAGGCGGAAGAAGGCATGAGCATCGACGCTGCGCTCCACGGCTACCTGGCCGGCGTGCTCTCCTGCGCGCCGCGCATCTACCCGATGGGCGTGCGGCCGCAAGGCGCACCGCTGCCAGCGGTGACGTACGCGCTGGTCAGCGGACCCACCACGCACTACTCTCATGACGGTCCAAGCGACTATCAGGTGTCGTATCAGCTCGACTGCTGGGCTGAGGATGCCGACGCCGCGATGGACCTAGCGTCCGAACTGCAGGACGCGCTGGACGGCTACCGGGGGACCTGGGGCGATGTCGTTGTCGGCTCGGCGTTCCTGTCGGTGGTGCTCGATGACTACGAACCGGACACCCGGCTCTGGCGCCGGCTGCGCCAGGTCGAGGTTCACTACCGCGTCACAGCCGGGTCCTAGGAGGAACGCATGACCGCACCGACCCAGGCCGTCGCCTCATACGGCGCGACCATCACCATCAACGGCGTCCCCATCGCCGAGCCCGGAGACATCTCCGGCCTGGACCTCTCGACCGATGTCGATGAGGTCACGAACCACGACTCGCCGGATGGCGTCGAGGAGCGCATCCCGACCATCAAGCGGCTCGGGGAACTCACCTTCCCGATGAACGTGGTGGCTGCTGACGCTGGTCAGCAGGACCTGTTCGCCGCCTGGGAGGACCGCAGTGCCGACGAGTACGTCGTGACGTACATGAGCGGCATCGTCGCCACCTTCACCGGCTTCTGCACCGGCTTCGGCCTGGCAGCCCCGGTGGCAGGCCACGACTCGGCTGACATCACCATCACGCCGAAGTCCGCGCCGACCCTGGCGTTCGGCTCCTGATGGGCCGGCCGACCGAGGTGGTCGGGACGAGGGGCGCCGCACCGGCGCCCCTCAGCCTCGATGACCTGCGCGCACTGCGCACCGACTACGAGGACGTGGCCTGCCCCGACCTGGGCGGCGCCACGCTCCGTCTCTACGCCCTCAGTGGCACCGCGCGCGCGGTGCTCATCCCGGCGATGGCCGACCTTGTCGCCGGCGACCCATCGAACCCCGACTCCGTGCGCCGCGTGTTCCAGTTCGAGGTCCGCGTGGTCAGCGCGAGCCTGGGCTACCCGGAGGCCGAGTGGGATGCGGCCGGTGACGCGCTCGGCTCCCCGACCGTCGAGATGCTGTATCCCATCGCGGCGCGCCTGAGCAGGCTCAACAACGATGAGGTCGAGAAGGTCGCGGCCGAACTGGGGGAAGCGACGAGCGACGGTTCTGGCACCGACTCACCCTAGCCCTGGGGCACCCGAGCCTGGCCGCGTGCCAGGCCGCGGTGAGCAGTCGCGAGTTCGTGGAGTGGATGGCGTTCGACCGGTACGAACCCATCGGCACCCGGACCACGCCGGACCTGCTGGCGCTCATCTACACCGCCACGGTGAACCCGTGGCTCAAGAAGGGCAGCCGAGCACTCCTGCCACAGGACGTGTTCCCAGACCCGCTGGCGCCCAGGCGCCTGTCGCCGCAGGAGGAAGCCCAGCGGGTCGCCGGGGTCATGGCCGACTACCGTCGTCTACGGAAGGAACGGCTCGCTAGACTGGCAGCGGAACAGGCAGCCGAGGGGGCGTAGGTCCATGGCAGGTGGCAGCAGCGCAGGGGCAATCATCGGGCGGCTGCGCATCCTCGTGGACGCCGACACGTCCAAGGCGCAGGACACGCTGCGGAAACTCGGTGGGAAGTCCGGCGTCATCGGCACGGCCATCGGCGCGGGTGTCGGCGCCGGCGCCATCCAGATGCTCAAGTTCGGCAGTCAGTGGGATGCCGTAGGCGACAACCTGCGCGCCAAGACCGGCCTCATGGGCGCCGACTTCAAGAGCCTGGAGAACGTCGTCAAGACGGTCGGCGCGAACGTCACCGAAGACCTGGGCACGGTCGGGGACGTGGTGGCGCAGGTGCAGCAGCGCACCGGCCTGATGGGCGACCAACTCGCCAAGACCAGCGAGTCCATCATCGACCTGGCGCGCCTCACCGGCACCGAGTACTCCAAGGCGTCTGACGCGCTGGGCACGGTGTACGCGCAGTGGGGCGTCGCTGCCCAGGACCAGGTGAAGGTCAATGACCTGTTCCTGCGCGCCTTCCAGGCCACCGGCACGACCATCGACACGGTGACCACGGCGCTCGGCAAGAACGGCGCCACCTTCCGCCAACTCGGCTTCTCCATCGAGGAGGCCACGGCGCTCATCAGCGTGCTCGACAAGGCCGGCATCGAGACGAGCACGATGATGGGGTCGTTCCGGCGCGCCATCTCCAACCTCATCAAGGAGGGGAAGGACCCGGCCGAGGCGCTGCGCGGCATCTTCGACAGCATCAAGAACGCCCCGAACGACGTGAAGGCCGGCCAGAAGGCCATCGAGGTGTTCGGCGCGAAGGGCGCCGTCATGGCGCAACTCATCCGCGAGGGGAAGCTCGACATCGCGGACCTGTACGCCACCATCGCCAGCGGCCGGGACTCGGTGCAGGGTGCGGCCGACGACACCCGCGACATGGCGGACGGGTTCAAGGAACTGAAGAACCGCATCGTGGGCATGCTGGGGCCGGTGACCGAGACGTTCGCCGGTCTGGACGAGGTGTTCGGCAACGCCATCTACCTCCTGCCAGGCATCACCGGTGCCATCGGGAACGTGGTCGGCCGGGTCGCCGGGAAGTTCGGGCCGGCGCTGTCGAAGGGCCTGGGGAAGGCACTGGCGAAGGTCGGCCTAGAGGGTGTCGCCACGTCGGTCGCCACGAAGTTCATGGGTGCCCTGGGACCCGCGCTGGTGGCGGCCGCGCCGTTGCTCGCGGTCGCCGGCCTCGGCATCGCCATCGGCTCGGTCGTGGGCAAGATGATTGTCGGCCCTGCCGTGGACGCGGCCACGGCCGAGATGCAGAAGAAGGCCAGCGATGCGCTCGCGGCCGCGCATGGGAACGACGCCGAACTGGCGCGCCAGCAGGCCGTCTTGGAGCAGGGCCTGCGGGACTTCGACAACACGCTCGGCGCCGGCCTGTTCTTCGGTGACAACCGGCAGAAACTGCAGGACCAACTCGATGCCGTGCTGGCAGCGCGCCAGCAGATAGTGGACGCGGCCACGAAGCCGCTCCCGGTGCCTGCTGGCGGCACCCTGGCCGAGCAGCTAGAGGCGCAGTTCCAGGCAGCGGCGAAGTCCGTGGGACCCGCGCAGGACGCCATCGTGGCGGCACTCGGCGTGACCAGGGGAGAGGTCGAGGGCATGCTCGAAAAGGGCATGTCGTTCACGCAGCCCATCCTCAGCGAACTCAAGACCGCCAAGCCCGCCTTCCGCCAGGGCATCCTCGACGCGCTGCAACTGCCCCCGGACGTGGCCGCGTACCTGCAGAGCCAGATAGGCACGAAGGTCGGTGGCGCCGTCAGGGGCGGGTTCCGCCTGGCATCGAAGGCGGCCATCGCAGGCTTCGGGAGCGTCCGTGACGCGCTGCAGAACCCGCCGAAACTGCGCACGAAGAAGTGGCGCTTGGAGCACCTGCAGAAGCAGATGCGCGGCGTCATGTCGAACCTCCGCAAGGCCATCAAGGTCGGGGACCCGTTCGCCATCCGCTACTGGGAAACGGCGCGCGCGAAGGTGCAGGGCCAGCAGGACCGGCTGCGCAAGCGCACGGTCGCCACGATGGCCGACGTGAAGAAGACCTATCGCAAGGCCGGTGTGTCGGTGGAGGGCACCTGGGCCGACATCAAGACCACCACCGACGAGAAGGCGAACGCGGCGAGCCAGAAGGCCATCACCGAGGCGCAGCAGGCGAAGGCCGGCATCGACGCCGTGAACATGCGCAGCAGCGGCTACAACCTCATGACCGAACTGAGCGGTGGCATCTGGGCCGGCGTGCCGCTGGTGCGCTCGGCGGCCCAGGCTGCGGCCGCTGCAGCCGCTGGTCCGTTGGAGGCGCACAGCCCGCCGAAGGTCGGTCCCCTGGCGAACATCGACAAGTGGGGCAAGGGGCTGGTGGGCGCCTGGGCTGGTGGCATCGAGAAGGAGGTC